ATCACCTTCGACGCTGACTTCGATGAATTAAAACGCGGAATCTCTGGCGCACAAAATGAAGTGCAAGGATTCGGCGATCGTCTAGGTAAATTCGGGAAGTTAGCCGGAGCAGCATTCGCCGCGGCTGGTGCTGCCGCTGCAGCATACGCTGGCAAGCTTCTCGTCGATGGCGTCAAGTCTGCAATCGCTGACGAAGCCGCACAAGCCAAGCTCGCTACGACTCTAAAGAATGTCACCGGCGCAACCGAAGGCCAGATCGCAGCTGTAGAAGCGCAGATTCTCAAGACTTCTCTCTTAACCGGAAAGACTGACGATGAGCTTCGTCCGAGCTTCGAGAGACTCGTTCGCGCCACAAAAGATTCAGAATCAGCTCTCAAGCTTCAGCAAGTGGCCATCGATGTCGCCGCCGGATCTGGCAAGTCACTCGAAGCCGTTACGAATGCGATGGCTAAGGCCGCCGAAGGCAACACAGCCGCACTTGGAAAATTAGGCGTCGGACTTACATCTGCAGAGCTCAAGACGATGTCAATGGATCAGATTACGGCACAGCTGGCCGCTACTTTCGGCGGACAAGCTGCAGTCCAAGCCGATACGTTCTCCGGCAAAATGCAACGTCTCAAAGTCGCCTTCGATGAAGGTAAGGAGACAGTCGGATCATTCGTTCTCGACGCTATCACTCCGATGATCACTTTCGTCGTCGATAATGTCATTCCGCAGCTTTCACTCTTGGCAGACACAATCGGGACAAATCTCAAGCCAGTCTTCGAATCGCTGACAACTTACTTCAACGAAACTCTGATTCCTACCTTCAAAGCCATCTGGGAATTCATCTCCGAATATGTAATCCCTACACTTGGAGCAATTCTGATCCCAATCGTTCAGGGACTCTTCAGCGCATTCAGTAAAGTCTCCAACGCCATCAAGTCCAACGAAGAAGATCTTGCACCACTTCTCAAGCTCTTCAAGCTAGTCGCTGGCTTCGTTCGTGACAATCTTGCGCCAGTCATCGGCACAGTGCTCAAAGTAGCTCTCGAAAGCGTCGGATCACTTCTTTCAAGCTTAATCTCTGGCTTCTCCAGACTTGTCGGAATCATCGGAGACGTAATCGGTCAAGTTCGAGCATTCATCAATCTCGTCGCTAACAATTCGGCAGTCAAGGGAATCGCGAATGTCGTGTCTTCAGTCTTCGGCGGCTTCCGAGCCAATGGCGGATCAGTATCGGCTGGCACTCCGTACGTGGTAGGCGAGCGCGGTGCAGAAGTCTTCGTTCCTAAGTCGAATGGCATGATCGTTCCAAATAACGCTCTCGGCGGATCTGGTACGACTATCAATCTCACAGTGAACGGCGCAATCGACGCAGAAGGCACAGCGCGCACAATCATCGATGTCTTGAATAGATCATCGGCTCGCGGCACTCTCGGAGCTGGAAAGCTGACATTCGCATGACAGTCTTCAATCCAGAATGGCGCGTGACCATCGGTTCGAATATCTACACAAACGTCACTCTCTCGGGGCTTACAGCTACGTCTGGACGGACGGACATATACAGCCAGCCAGTCGCTGGATATTGCTCACTCGTAATTGTCAATCTAGACGAATCTCAATTTACTTTTGCCATCAATGACGGACTGACTCTTCAGCTCAAAGATTCGACTGGGACATACGTTCCAATCTTCGGCGGATCTATTACTGACATCGGCGTAGAAGTAGCGGCTGCAGGAGACGCTGGAATAGTCACCACGGCGGCTCTGACGGCTCTTGGAGCTCTTTCTAGGCTACCGAAAGCTCTGACTGAAGGCGTACTTTCAAAGGCTCTCGATGGCGTTCAAATCGAAACAATTCTCACGGATCTTCTTGTCAATACTTGGAGCGAAGTTCCGGCAGCTCTTACTTGGAGCACCTACCCAGCGACCGAAACTTGGGCGAATGCCCAAAATACCGGACTCGGAGAAATTGACTCGGGAATCTATGAGCTACAAGCTCGCACGTCTGACGTGACAGATATGTATTCACTCGTCTCCGAGCTTGCCAATTCTGGATTCGGTTACTTGTACGAAGACGCTCAAGGCCGGATCAATTATGCCGGAGCAGATCATCGACAGAATTACTTGGCCGCCAATGGGTACACGACACTCTCGGCCAATCAAGCTCTCGCAGCTGGAATCCGCACGACAACTCAAGCCGGAGACGTACGCAACGACATCGCTCTCAAGTGGCGCGCTGGGACTGAACTTGCAACTGATACTCAATCGATTCTTTCTTACGGCAAGCTCTCTCAAAGTATCACGACAACTCTTCACAATCAGATCGACGCAGAATCACAGGCGCAGCGGTATCTGGATCTCCGTAAATTCCCACGCGCCAAGTTCGAATCAATTACATTCCCAATCACATCTCCAGAGCTTTCTGACGCAACGCGTGACGCTCTTCTTGGCGTATTCATGGGACAGCCAATCAAGCTCACAGATCTTCCACTTAACATCTCCGGCGGACAGTTCGAAGGTTACGTGGAAGGCTGGACTTGGAACGTCTCGTATAACTCGATCTCTCTGACCATCAACGTGTCTCCAATCGAATTTTCGACTGTGGCCGTCTACTGGTCACAAGTAAGCGCGTCCGAGACTTGGAACACTCTTTCTAATACACTTACATGGGAAAACGCGATAGGAGCGGTGGCATAAATGGCAACGACTACGAACTTCGGGTGGGAGACGCCAGACGATACAGATCTGGTCAAAGATGGCGCGTCTGCCATGCGTACTCTTGGCAACTCAATCGACACGTCATTCGTCGATCTTAAGGGCGGCACTTCTGGACAAATGCTGACAAAAGCTTCTGGGACTGATCTTGACTTTACTTGGGTCACTCCAGAAATCGGTGATATTACGGCCGTCGTTGCTGGCACTGGTCTATCCGGCGGCGGCACTTCTGGATCGGTAACTGTCTCTCTCGATAAGACAGCGGCGACTACTTTAACTCTTAACGCTCAAACAGGAACGTCATACACTCTCGTCGCTGGCGACGCAGCTCTGAAACTTGTCACTCTTGCAAATGCTTCATCGATTACTTGCACAATTCCACCTTCAGTCTTTAACGTAGGCGAACAGATCAACATCGCGCAGACTGGAGCTGGCCAAGTCACATTCGCTCAAGGTGCTGGCGTCACAATCGTGTCAGCTGGTGCAACTTCTTCAGCTCCGAAAATTGGAAAACAATACGCGGCGGTGACGGTGGTCTGCACAGCTTCGAACACGTTCTTGGTTATCGGTGCGGTGGCCTAATGCCGGTTCTTGGGATTATTGCCAGCCAACAACAGCTCGCGCCAACAGTCACGGGCGGCACTCTTTACACTTCCGGCGGATATAATTACAGAGTATTCACCGGTAACGGAACTCTCGGAGTTAGTGACGGCACTTTGTCTTGTGACGTCCTTGTCATAGCAGGCGGCGGTGGCGGCGGCAGTGAATATTACGGCGGCGGTGGTGGAGCTGGTGGACTTCTTGGATTTAGCTCTCAATCTTTAAGCGCAGGAAATTACACAGTGACAATCGGAGCAGGTGGAGCATATGGTGCGATGGGAAATGCCAAAGGCGCAACAGGATCAGACTCACAATTCGGTTCACTGACGCTCGTTAAAGGCGGCGGCGGTGCTGCCAACTATATCTCGCAAACTTCTCTGAATGGCGGATCGGGTGGTGGTGGTGGTGGTTATGCTACTTCACCAGCTGGCGGTGGATCAGGAACTTCAGGACAAGGAAACGCTGGCGGTGGTGGTATTGCTCCATCTGGCGGAAATCGCGGTGCTGGCGGCGGCGGTGGCGGTGCTGGAGCAGCTGGATCAAATGGAGCAGATTTAGTCGGCGGCAACGGCGGCAACGGATCATCTTCATATTCATCTTGGGGCTCGGCAACGACAACCGGTCAGAATGTAGGTGGGACATACTGGTACGCGGGCGGCGGCGGTGGCGGTGCTGGAACGGGAAATCTAGGAGCAGACACAAAGGGAACTGGCGGCAACGGCGGCGGCGGCGATGGTTTATTCCATACAGGCTACGCAACAGTCGGAGCAGCTGCGACGAATGGATCTACCAACACAGGCGGCGGCGGTGGCGGATCGTCCGAAGGTGGAAGTTATCGAGGCGGCAACGGTGGATCTGGAATTGTGATAGTTAGGTATTCAGCATGAGTCACTGGGCAGAAATAAACGAAGAGAATCTTGTAATTCGCGTTCTTGTAGGAGACAACGAAGATCCAGCCGGCGATGAAGGTCTTCAATGGCTCATCGATAATCTTGACGGAACTTGGATTAAGACTTCTTACAATGGCACAATCCGAAAGAATTACGCTGGAATCGGATATACCTACGACAAAGCGCGAGACGCATTCATTCCACCGAAGTGTCATGACGAAGCAATACTCGACGAAAACACTTGTCTCTGGACTTGTGAGAATGGAGATCACCTTGTCGATATACCCTAACGGATCAGCTGCGCTCGCTATCAAAGTCGCTCTCGCGGAAGTGGGAACAATCGAAGAAGGCGACAATCTAACAAAGTACGGCAAGTTCACGAAAGCCGATGGACTGCCGTGGTGCGGTTCATTCTGCAACTGGGTTCTGGCTCAAGCTGGAGTGAAGGTGCATTCAGTAGTCTCGACAGCTGTCGGAGCTCATAAGTTCAAAGAGATCTCTCGATGGTCAGAGACTCCACTTCTCGGCGATCTTGCATTCATGGACTTTCCACATGACGGCGTCGATCGTATTAGCCACGTCGGAATCGTGATCGGAATCAACGGCAAGACAATCACGACAGTCGAAGGCAACACAAGCGGCTCTGGAGATCAACGCAACGGCGGAATGGTCATGATCAAAGAGCGAACAATCGGGAGAGAAGTCGTCGGATTCGGGCGTCCTAAATACACACCATTCAAGGGCGATTATCCGGCGATCCCTGTCTCTGCGCCAAAAAAGGCTGCAGAGCCTAAGAAGAAAGAGAAGAAATCATGGACAAAGTAAAGCCAATGGCCGCTTCATGGGCTCGTTCATTCATGGCCGCCGTCGTGGCCTTATACATGGCAGGCGAGACAGATCCGAAGAAGCTTGGAATGGCCGGCGTTGCAGCTGTGCTCCCAGTGATTCTTCGCTGGCTCAATCCTAAAGATTCAGCTTTCGGGTTATCGGGGAAGTGACTCGGAAATCACTGTGGGCAGCTCTAGGGTTATCGCTTTCGCTAGGCCTGTCCGCGTGTGGTGAATATCAAGGCTGGACAAGGTACGAATGTCAAGAATTCGAAAACTGGGAGAAGCCTGAATGCAATCCGCCACAGTGTAAGGCTTTCGGAGTCTGCACTGAAGACATATATGGAGAAGATCCAAATGGGTTCACGTCCAACAAGACGTCTAACAAATGAGCAGCTAAAAGCTCGCCTAATTGTCTTTATCGGTATCAGCTTGGCCGTGACTTTCATGTTCTCGGTGGCTGGAATGCTTTACGCACTTATCTTCGTCACGCAACCGCTAGGCGATCAAGCTCCCAATGATCGAGCATTCATCGAGCTCTTGACGACTCTCACGATCTTCTTGACTGGATCTCTTGGTTCTGTGCTTGCTTCTAACGGACTCAAAGACAAGCCGAAAATCGGGGAAGACACGCCGAAAGACACGCCTGAATCTTGACCTTGTCTGACTCTTGCTCCACTCTGTACGTAGGGAGCGAAGTTCAGTAGCTCTCTAGATCGGGAGCAATCATGACAACAACACTCACAATCCAAATCATCGTCTACATGGTGATCTTGGCTTTCATCTCTTTCGCATGGGGCTATTCAAAAGGCCACAGGGACGGAATGCTCATGGGACGCATACAAGCTCGAAAGCTTGCTCGCATGGCTAAGGAGATGAACTAATGGGATTCTTAGATAACTACGAAGACGTCGCTGCCAGAATTAAGCGACTCCACACCACTCACCCTACGAACAGAGTCGAGACATCGATCATCGACTTCAACGCACAAGCCGGCTACATCTTGGTCGAATGCCGGATCTTCAAAGAGTACGAAGACGAAAAGCCATCGGCCATCGATTACGCATTCGGTCGCGTGGAGTCTTACAGCCCATCAATGAAGCGATGGTTCGTCGAAGATACAGTCACGTCAGCAATCGGAAGAGCTGCCGGACTACTTCTCGGATCAGAGACACGTCCGACTCGTCAGAATATGGAGCAGGTGGAGACTATGCCAGCGGCTTTCGTGAACAAAGTCGAAGACGATCCGTGGAGTAAGCCATTCGCAGAAGACGGCTTCGCCACAGCTGGATCAGCGGTTCAGGAGATTCAGTCACAGCTTGGCGGAGAGCTTGTCTCTGAAGCTCCAATCTGTGCACATGGACACATGATTCTCAAAGAAGGCGAAAAGAATGGAAAGCCTTATCGTGGCCATGTCTGCCCAGAGAGAGTCAAGGCTAATCAGTGCAAGGCTATCTGGTACGAAGTGAGCTCGTCCGGTGGCTGGAAGGTGCAGGGATAGGGAATGGGCTATGTTGAAATCATTCGTCCCGATGGATCAAAGAAAACTTTCGGCTATGACGGCGAAGTTACCGAGATTCCAGCCTTGCCAATGGACTTCTGCGATAAATGCCAGCAGTGGAAGCCAAAAGAATTCGGAAGATACGAAGGAGCTGACGGAATCATGCTTCTATGGTTCTGTATGGAATGTAAGTGATCCGGTGAAGTATAAAGTCACTTACGAAGAGCAGCTTCGAGCTCATGAAATAGCTCTAGAGCGAATCAAGCTCATCAACGGAATTCCGGATCATTCATCGCGATTCGATAAGAAGCTCTCGTTCCATGACTTCGTGGCACAGATGGCGGAATCGATATGCGCCGAAATGGTCGTCGCCAGATACTTCGGAATCAAAGACTTCGATCCAGCTAATTCACAATTCAAGAAGACAGCCGATGTCGGATCTAGAATTGAAGTCAAGTGGACAAAGTACGACGCTGGGGCTCTGATCATCGGAGATTCTGATCGCAACACTGACATCGCCGTTCTCGTTACCGGCACATCACCGACCTATTCAATCAAGGGCTGGATTCCGGTCGCTATCGCCAAGAATCAGCGATGGAGACGCCGTGATCAACCTACCTTCTGGGTCGAGCAATACAACCTTCACCCAATCGAGAATCTAAGGAGATCCAGTCATGGAGAAGCTGCGTTACCTGTGCAGAGTTGAAAAGAAAGTCCAGAATCACGCTGTCTTTGAAGATGAAGTCAAGCTTGGAGATGGAAAAGTGCTCGTCCAGTGTCTAGGCTGTGGAGTTATGGGAGTCATGGATAGGAGCGAAGCGCGTGGCTGAATTCGATTATCGCTGCGAAGTGTGCAGCTCTACAAAAACAGAATCACGTCCAATCGGTGATCTCGAGAGAGTGCCATATTGCGACAGCTGTGTGATACCAATGAGACGCGTCTACAGTGCAACACCGGCAATCTTCAAGGGAAAGGGCTGGGGTGGATCTAAATGACTCTAAAGGCTTTCGATGGAATGAAAGAATGCTCATTCTGTGAATCTGGCACGTTCGACTTCGTGGAGAAGTTCTACGAGAAGACTGGTCATGTCGTCTACTGTCGAAAATGCTGGGCTGAACTGTCAATCGGTGACGCCTGTGGATAACCTGTGGACGACACTCCCAAGCCTTGCTCAAGTTATCCACAAAATTGACTTGTCCTTGACACGTTCGCTACCGTCCAGCTCTGCAAGCGAGCGCGTGTGCGCGTGTAGCTCGCTAAAGAGACTGGCGGTTCGGGGAGTTCTATGCCTACTCGTAGGCTCGCTAGTCTTACAGGTGCAACCGGCACAAGCTACACAGACGAATCCTGAATACTTGAAACTCTATGCACATTCACGGATCATCAATGAAAAGCAGTATCTCTGCTTCTCTCGAATCATCTACAAAGAATCCAGATGGAATCCAAGTGCTAAGAATGGTTTACACTATGGGCTGGGTCAGATGAGATCCGAGAACTACAGGACTCTCGATCCATTCAGACAGATCGATGAGACTCTTCGCTATATTACAAAACGTTACAAAACATCATGCAAGGCATGGGCATTCCATAAGCGCAAGGGATACTTCTAGCATGACACTACATTCACAGCGTAAGAGCAACAGCACACACTGGAAGAAGCTGCGCTTGCGTATCCTTCAGCGTGATCTATGGGAGTGCTACTGGTGCGGCATGGACGCGACCACTGTGGATCACATAGTGCCAGTGGCTAAAGGTGGGACAGATGATCAAGAGAATCTCGTTGCAGCTTGTAAGAAGTGAAACTTCTCGAAGCAAGACAAGCTTCCAGATGAATTCGTGTTAAGC